CCTTCCGTAATTAATGCCGTTGGGGTCCATCCTTGCGCCGTTTTTAGCGATGGGAAGAGAACGAAAGAAGGTTGCCATTTTGGAGCGCCATACTTGATTTTATGAGCGTCATTGACTACGGGGCGGGTTTCGATTGTCCATTGTCGGACCCTTCTAAAGTCCACACTCACACAAACCGCCCGAATCTCAATATCTCCGAAAGTGCTTGAATACTCGCCCCTTCGGGTCTTGACCCATTCCAAATTCAACTCGCTGGGAGCCGTTTTTAGTATCTCAAGGCACTTGTCCATGTTTCCATATTCCGCCCATAGGTAAGGGGCGTGACTTCTCATGTTCGCACGAAGCCGGCGAGTCATTAGGTTAGGGGGTTGGAATCCCGCTTTCATGGTGCTAAATTTGGCGTTGAGTATATGAATGCTCCGTGAAGCGTCAATGATGCAACAATACCAAACATATATAAGGGTGGTAGTTTCGGCCCGCAGGTTTTACCCTGCGAGAAGTGGTGAGTTTTACTACACCTATGGTAATGTAGGATACTAGGTGTAAAAAAGATACTGATTCATAAATAAAACTAGGTGTAAAAACTACACTAGGTGTTGCTGGGTAGGGGTGGTTCCTAAAGTAAAGCCTACCCCCTCGCAAGCGTTCGACTAATCTTACCACACCGAAAAACGGTGTATGATTTACACTAGGTGTCGGAAACTATAAAAGGTGAAAACGGGGATTCAAAATCAGTAAGCCTTATATATGTGGTGTAAAAACTACACCGCCGCAGTATCACGTTTTTCAGAAAAGGCCGATTTGACCGTTTGAGGCCGGCCTAGAGGGTCATTTATTCCGACTTGCTTGCAGTATCACGGTTTTCTCTCTCGGAAGGGTTAAATACTAAGATTGTCATCATGCCCCTTATATATGTTGTGACACCTAGTGTAAAAACTGCACCAACCCCGTAGGGGCTGTCGGCTTATAGTCTTTGCGTTTCGCAAGCGTCACCCGCACCTTAGTCCCGCCGAGCCAAATAACTGACATGGGAGCCGACACCCTATAAACATTTCGATTCTCTCCCCGCCGCCGTAAAACAGAAGACGGAGCCGGCCCCTTATAGTCTTTTCTCTCTCTCGTAGGGCCAAACCCCCAGCCTATAACTCTATGAGATTTAGGCTTATAATCATTTCGATGATGCACCCATGATGCAGGGAACCCCAAAGTATATATACCCCCCCAGCGCCCGCTCGATGATGCAGGGACTCGCAAACTATATATAGGGGGTCCTCTCTCGGATAGGGCCACACCCCAAGCCGGAGAAATAATGTCGGAGTCCGGCCCGCTTATACATCAGGCTGACACCCTATAAACCTTCCGAATTTTGCCCCCGAACACAAAGACTATAAGCGAGGTGCTGCTAGGGTTATTTAGGAGCGAAGGAAGCGCCCAACAACCGGACTGCGGTGAGGGATGCAGAAAGACCCTTATGCCACGCTCCAGACCCCCTAACGGAGTTTTTAAATATGGACAATTTGATTTTGAACCGAGACATACCAGCAGATGCCCGCAACCAATGGGGAGTGCCTAACCCCCTTATATACCTTTTCGTAGGTTGGAGAAAGGTCCTCAAGTGCGGAAGCCTTATTAACTTTGCGGGTTCCCCGCCTAGACAAGATGACGACTACCAACAGGTTTATAAGGTGATAAAAACCTGAGCGGTGTAAAAACTGCACTAGGTATCTCTCTCTCCCTCTCTCTCGCCCCCCCTAAAAAGGGGGGCTTGTTGATGCAAAATTGCGAAAAGACTATAAGCCCGCATCTCTATGTGAAAACGGGGTTTGTGACTCAAGCATGATGCAGGGAGTAGCAAAGTATATATACTAGGTTTCTCTCTCAGGGGGGCCTAACCCCAATGCCGAGAATAATTTTTCCGGCTCAATCATCCTCAACGTAGGGCTGGGAGCCTATAATGGTTTCGCCCTGCGGGGCTATCCCCGCCCGCACCCGTGCCTAGACGGGCTGAACGCTTATAGTCATTTCGACTGACTCAAAGGTTATATACTAGGTAGTGCTAGGGTGTAATATGGGAGAGAGAGATAACCCAATGCATAACAACGAATGCCTATGGTGCGAGCAACCAATGGCCCGACAGACACGGGACAACGCCGAAGGAGTCCTAACAAGGGATTACTGTTGCCCTGAGTGCTTCGACCTCGGAAACGGGGTGGCATAATGCCAGCGATGAGCCGAGCCGCCTACATCATCCTTGCGGGGGTGATTCGGACCGCCACAATGGACCGAGATAGCCGAGCCAACCTGATGATTGAGTTGAGTGACAGACTCAAGGCCGATAATCGAAACTTCGATTCAGGCCGATTCAGCCAAGCGGTTGAAACGGGGAAGGGTTGCGATTGGTTGGACCGTGACACCTATGACGGCAACCCCAACACGCCGGAGTCTGTGCAAGCCGAGAGGGACCGCCTTGCTACTGAGGGGGGTGATGCCGCCTGACCCCCCCACCACTCGACACCCTATAAAGGTTGGCCTCTCTTGCGTAGGGCCACGCCCCCAGCCGAAATGCAATCTAGTATATAACCTTTCTCTCTCCGAGGGGCCAAACCCCAAAGCCCAAAATAAAAAATCGCCGGCCGGCTAATTTGAACTTAGGGCTGACACCCTATAAACTTTTCCAAGTGGTGTAAAAACTACACTTAGTGAACCATACCCTTAAGTAGTCACCCCCCTATCGGTAGTCAGAAGAGGGACCTGACAACCTTAGACCCAAAAAGCAGAAGTGAAATAGACGGGGGTGAGAAAAATACCATTAATAGTAGGAATTGACTTTACGCAGATGTCCGATGAGGAAAGGGAGCAGTTCAGCGAGGATGAGAGGCGGTTCTGCAACTCCTTCGGACTCGGTGGCCTGTGCATGATAGCCCAGCCCGGTTTTGAGATTGAGGACCCTGAAGAGTTCCGAGAGAGGCTCCTAGTCACCAACCATGTGACAGGGGTGCTAAGGCACTTCGGACCTGAGTTCTTCACTATCGACCTAGTGACCCGCATGAAGGCCGCTGGCTGGCAAACCAACGCCGGCAAGATGTCCAAGAGGGCATGGAAGGTCGAGATGAAGAACAGGCTCTTCGATGACGCTGTGGAAGCCGCTCTTTGAGCAGGTGATGGCTGACCGGATTGACGTAAGCCATCGGGGGGTTCGCTCCCCGATGGTGAGGACCAACCTAGTATATATACATTGGGGGGGACCTCTTTCGCCGGGGCCTGACCCCAAGCCGGATGCGAAACCTAGTATATATACCTTTCTCTCCGGGGGGGCCACACCCCATGCCGAAGAAAAAACTAGTATATAGTCTTTGGGGTTCTCTCTCAGCCCCTCTCTCTCAGACCCTACCTAGTATATATACATTGTGGGCCGCCGGTCCCCGCCCCCCTCGCCCATGTATACACGGGCTGGGGGCTTATAATCATTCCGAATTATTGCGTGATGCAGCGAATGAGCATTTTAGCGGTCCTTTATACCCTATACTAGAAATCGGCGAACTACATGGATGTTGAAGACAACCCAACCGGCACCGGCGGATATACCGGCAACGCAAAACTGACTGACATTGAGAATGCGAAGATGTCCGAATTGGTCGCTCAGGGCGATTCCTACGATGAGGAATACCCCCAAGTGACCTTTAGCAGCACCGAGAATTTTCGTGCCGCTATGAGGGCCGCTGATAGCCCAAAATTGGAAGTTGAACTTCCGGTTGAGTGCTTTCAGATATTCGGCGCAAGTGTGAGGCTCCCACTAGGGAAGGCTCACCTGAACCGCATCCTCACTTGCCTTGATGACAAGGTGCGCTCCCTGCAAGCAGACAAGGACCGCTTCATGTCGAATGTTCGATATGAGTGCAGGGTGTCGCATTGGGGCCACATCAAGCCCTTCGTTGACTTCAAGTTGAAGTTCGATGACTCCCGTGTGAAGGCTGACGGGACTCACAACGGAGAGGGCAAGTTCATTGGCTACAGGAATGATAAGGGCGAAATCATTCCATTCAACACCCGAACGGAATAGGTGAGTAGCATGACCGCAATTTCAGATTGGTTGGGTGGTATCACCTGACCCCACCTGATTTCAGGGGGGCATCCGTGTGTCTAGCGGGTGTGCCCCCGACCCCTCTCTCTCTATGGGTATCTTGCACTTACTACCTAGTGGAACACTAGGTGTTGCCCTGCACACCTGCTTTACTTATTGCACTTGTCGCCCCGACACGGGGTGATAACTAGGAGATGGGGGCTTATAATCATTGTGAGCCGCCGCTCCCCCCCGAAATTATTCCGTGTCGAGATGGGATGGGGGTTTATAATCATTCGTTATTGTTGCTTATGATGCAGGGACCCACAACCCTTATACCAAATGCGCTCCTAGAGTTAATTAATTGAGTAGGACCGGACCACTACCTGACCCAAAAAATCCGAAGTGAAATAAAAAGAGGTGAGAAAGAAAAATGCAAAACATAATTGAACAAATAAAAAATGGCGGCGATGTTGAAATGAATATGGCGGCGATATGCGAGGCTAATCAGACTGCTTATTCGGGCGCTGAGACTAGGCTCCTAAGCGACTTCCTAGTAGGGGGTAGGGATGACATCCTGAACCGAGTTGATGCCCTTGCTGACATCGTAAGCAACAATGATGGCCCTGTAGGACACAGACCTATGATGATACTACGCATGGGATGGCTAGAAGCACGAATGCCTAGAGGTATGAAACTAACAGGCAAATTCGGCGGTGCTATCCAAGTCATCAAGAGAGAGAATGGTATGAAGATGAAAATCAGTCGCACTAATGCGATGGTTGCATACGAATGCCTACTATCCCTCGCTGCTGAGAGAGTAGCCGCTCAGTAATCAACAGGCTGACAACCTGACGTAAGCCCCTACCCGTTTGGTTTGCGGGTAGGGGTGAGGATTCAAAGTGGTCGCCCACTTTTTGAATCTGAATCCGCCAAAAATATAGTCTATAGGTCGGCCGACACCGGCAACCCCCTCACTCGATTTTTTAAAAAATTTTTCAAACCGTTTCTTCGATTTCTCGGATGGAAATATACCTTTTAGCCTTTTTATCCCATCTGCGGGTCCATTCGTGCTTACTATTACCCCCAAAATACTGATAAGCCGGATTATTGAATTTTTTCACTCTTTTCCACTTTTTCATGCCCGTTTCGCCTCTTCTTTCGGAAATAACGTGTTTTGACTTCTCGTATTTACGCATTATAGCGCCTACAGAATAGCCATTTAACTGTGTCCAAAAATTACTAACGTCTTTATTCGCCATATATGCGATTTCGCTACTTGTAAGCCACTCATCGCCCCAATGACTGTCGAGAACCTTCTCAATTGCCATTGCATATACCTTTCTCTTACTTTGGGGACCGTGCCGCCGCCCATTTGGGTCTTGACGGTTAAATTTCTTCCCTGTCACTTTGCTTCTTGTCTTGTTTGCATTATTTCTTGCTTTCTTACCTGCCATTCACTCACCTTCTCACTACTTTGCCACCCAAACCTTCTCGGCGTTGGATGCCACTACTTGCTCCCCCTGTCCATTCACTCTTTTTCATGGTTCCCATTACTACAGGATAATCAGGAGACTTATACGAGAATTGGTCTAACGCATGAGCCAATGCCATAGCACAGTCGTTATGGCGGCCCAAATCCACTATCATGCCTTCTCGCCAAGCATGACTCTCTAATTCTTCTAGTAAAATATTGACTTCTTTGCGTGTTAAGTCGTCACCGTAGGGGAAACATATTAACTCACGCTCAAACCAAACCCTCATTCTGTTCATAAGACCCTGCTTGAGTGTTCTATTACTAACCTTGCTCTCACGGAAATCCACTACTGCGCCCTTCTGACTAACTAGACTCTCAAACAATTGCTGAAAACCTACGGCCTCAATAGCAAATGCCGGTGTGCCATATCTTTTGCTCCACTCAATCATCATATCTGCTTGCTTCGCAGGGGGGAAGTCATTCCTACGCCATATATTGACTAGGTGTATATACCCATCTGAGTCTTGCTTAAGAACGACCATTACAGAAAAGTCCTGTCCTAACCCGTGTGCTGGGTCAAACCCTATGGCATATTTACAGTCTTCCATCTTTTCCTTTTCAAAGAGAGCATCCATATTCAGGTTTTTCCTAGTTAAATTGCGGGGATATACCGCCGCTTCATCGTCAATGACCTTACATAGATACTCCTGTATGAAAGATAACTCGCCCATAGCCTCTTTTTGCTCTAACAGGAAAGAAAGCGGTCTAAACTCAGGCCATAATTCTTTTACCTTAACATTATCAGGGTCAGAACGCCATTCATCCCAATTGGGGATACTAGACCAAACACCACTCTTCCAAGTGTCGTTGTTAATCATTTCCGTGTGATATAAGTCCACCATACTCATAGGTGTGCCGACACAATAGATAGAAGTGCCGGGACTCAGCATAGGAGTAATCTTTTTCCTAAACCAATGCCTAATTCCTGTCCAATCCATATCACCCATGTCATCAAGAACGTCATCAAACGCAATACAGGCTGGATGCTCGCCACGAATAGCCGCTCCAACGGAAGTAGCCCTTATCCACGCTCCGTTAGTAAAATGCAACTCCAATTTGTTGCCTCTCTTCTTATGCAGATACTTAGATAACTGCGGATGCCTTTTCATATCCTCTCTAATCTCTTCAAGCCTTCTAACGGCCAAATCTTTGCTCGCTGAGAACAACCAGCAAGTAAAGGGCTTGTTTCGCCATCGCTCAAACAAGGCGCTATGCAATAGTTTTACCCTAAGAGTAGTTGACTTACTGTGGTCCCTCGGTGCAATCACACAAACCCTATGAACCTGTGCATCGCCCCTTTCTCCATACATTTTCATCCATTCGCCTATATGGTCGCCCCAAGTATAGCCCAACCAACGATAAAAATAAGAAACATCGTTTCTTGACCTTTCCATTGAGAAATCAAGATTAAAACTAGCCATTTTGAACCACCGGGGCAAATAAATTGCCGATAAGACCCAATTCCTTGTCCACTATGTGAGCGGAAATACCGGGTCTTGCGAGAACATACCCTTTAGTATGATGCCATCGGTCATTACCTGCCAAACTAGGCAATTGAACCACCATCGCACCGCCCTTTTCTATAACAGTTTGATGATGTAGGTGTCCGTGGAACCAAATCTTGTGTTCTGAACTGCCCCAATTCTTCCATTGTTCTTTTGCCATAATACTAGGCAAATCACCGCTCTTAGCACCATCACCATGAGTGAAACCCATAAGAGCATTACCATAAGAAATATATTGTCGCAGATTAGGGTCCACGATAACACTAACGTCTTCTATATTTTCATAAGTAGCCTTAAGATACATCATAAGTGCTAAAGCAAGGTGTCTATCGTGATTACCACGCATGAAAACCACTTCAACAGGACATACTGCCCTCAATAACTCAATATGCTCTCTTGCTAAGACGCAACCATCCATAAAGATTTGAGCGGGACTAGCAGACAGGTCTTGGGGAGTCATTTTAGTAGTTGCGCCTTGTTCATTGTCAATATGGAACCAATCAGACCCCGTAGCCAATACAATTTTCTCAGGGCGACCCGGAAGCCTCGTAATTAGGTTCTGAGTCCTATCCATAAGCCTTGAGCGGGCTTCATCGGTGTTATATTCTTCACCTGTCTCATCAACCCACGCACCT